TTATCGCCTCGGACAGTTCGTAAATAATACTGGCTATGGCGAGTATGAATACCGCTGGCAGCATCAACCAACTGAGAAACGGTGCCACTAGGTTTAACACAAGTGACGGCAGCAGAAGGATTAATGCCAATAGCGTTAGCCCAATGAGCATTAGTCTTAACAGCGTGGTCACGAAGTGTATTAAGTACTTCCTTAAGTGTTTCATCATTGGTACTCATCATCTTGTTGTCAAGGATACCAGTGAGGGATACACCTAGGAGTGCCTCCTCTGCAGTATTATCTCTCCAGCCCTTACTAAGATACGAAAATTTTGTAAGTGTTGCCTGAAGTGTTCCCAGTATAGCGGCAACTCCCACCTTATGCTTAAGGGATTCAACCGTATCGTCATGTCGGACGATGACTTCACTGAGATTGCAAAATTGCTTGGGCCGAAGAATAATCTCGCTACATGGATTGCATCCAAAATCATGCTCTGTGTCTCTTCGTCCCAGACTGGCAACCTTTTCCTTAGCTGCAACTCGGTTAAAAATTCCACGCTCTCCTGATTTGGATTCATAGAGTGACACCCATTCCTTCATGAAGGTACCCATCTCAACAGGACCAACGTAACACACCGAGTTGTTTGCCAATGCACGTTGAGGATTATCATCCCACCAAGCACCGGACTTTGCAACAGCCATTGATTGATCTTCAAGGTCAGACAGGGAGATCATTGCAGATCTACGTACACCACCCACTACAACAATCTCTGCAATCTTACACATTAGATCATGGCATTCAATGGGCTTCAGCTTACGGCCTGCTGCCTTCTTGAATGTCTCAATACTAAAGTTAAATAGATCTTCTAAAGGTTCTGGTCCACTGGCTCGTCCTCCAAAGGTGCGGAGTCGTGCTCCTTTTGGTCGGACATTGGACACGTCCCACTTAGGTACATTGCCAGAGTAGAGTAGAGAGAGCAGTTCCTTGTATGCCTTAGCCCATCCGTTCTTAGAATCTCTAACAACGATTGTGGTATCTGAATCATGGAACGTCTCTGCAATTGTCGGTAATTTACTCGTGTACTTTTCCTCAACACTGAAGCCTACGCCCGTGCCATTCATTAGAATCTGAAGTGATTCATCAAAGGCACGTGGACTATCCACTGCAGTGTAAGCACAATTATAACCTGCTACGTTGTCACGTTCCAAGGCCTTGCCTGCAGTCATGAGTGCTCGCATGCTTGGCATTACTTCCAAGTTTACGATTGCTTCCTTCAGCATCTTGGACTTTGAACCAAGGTCAAACCCGTGGTTATCCTTGAGATGCTTCTTGAAGAAGTTAATGTAACGGTCAACAGTTTCATCCCAGTTTTCACGGCGGCCTGCCTCCGGCATCCAACGAGAGTAGCGTGACTTATAGATAAACTCTTGGTAATTAGTCGGCAGTTGATTCATTAGCTAAATAATCCTCGTATGCTTTTGTTAGAATATGCTTTAGTCCTTCTTGGACTAAGATTTCTGTACCTTCACGGTCAGTATCCACCTTATATGTAGCAGATCCATCCTCATGTTCAATCAATTCACTGATCGTAATCTTCATAATAGTATTCCTCTACTTCTTCAACAGACTCTGCATCTTCGTTGAAATACTCTCCCATACTTTCCGGATAGTAGCTGTCACAGTAATCACAAAGCTGATCCCGATACTCCGCAACCCGTTCACTGAATCGTTCCAGAAGATCTTCCACTGTGATTTCAAGAAGGTCAACAAGGGTATCTGCATCACACACTTCCTCCAGTCTTTTTAGTAGTTCGTCCCGTGACATTACTATCCTCCTTCACAAGTAGTTGTACCAATAACCCTGCCTGTGAAACGAAAGGACTTCCATGTAGATCCCAACCATCAGCAAGTAGGTTATTAATTTGTTGTTCAAACCGATCCATCCGTGGTGTCTGTACCACTGTCACCTTCTTCATATTCTAACTCCCATTCAATTAGATTGTCGTAAAAATCATCCCAGAATTCTTCATCCTCCAACGGATGTTCATTCACTAGGTTCTTCAAAGGCTTCGTCTTCTTCATAATCTGTAATCACTTCAATAAGACTTTCAAGGAAAATAATAGGATCTTTTGGTAACTGGAACATTTGCTCACCTTCCATATCAAAGATCCTGTACCAGCTAGTGCCAAGATCCCAATCATATTTAATTAGGATGTAATTGTCCACCTGTGATACTGCTGTATATTTAATCATCGTTTATTCTCAAAGTGATGTCTACGTCTAAAGTCATTGGCCTTGCCAAGGACTTCCCCGGGTGCCGGTCCCTTGAATTCTTCAATCCATCCGTTGTAGTAATCATCGGACTCCAGCACCTTACGCTGCCACTGAGTCCGGCACTCAATATACCTCAATGCATTACTGGATTTCCACTGACTTAGGATTTTAAATGTAAAATTCTCCATCCCCTCCCGGTAAATATCCGCCTTCAGTTCCTTACTACTGGAGATATACCGCTTCCAGTCGGACTGTTTCCAGTGATCCGGGCACCAGCCGGGATTGGTCATGTCCTTAATGACTACCTTCCGTGGAGTGTTCTTGGTCCAGTACACCTTCCTTCCAATATACTTCCGTCCGTTTAGATTGTTAGTAATCTCATAGACAAAACCGAAGTACTTACTTGGGTTTGGTCTACGACCGGTCCAGTGTGTATTAGAAATGTCCTGCGTCTTCTTCAATGATGTAGTGCTTTGTGATCTTGCCAAAGTTTTTCTCCTGTAAGGCTCCGTGACATTCGTATTTGAATCCGCAGAAGCTGCAACGCATATCCAATTCCCCGTTAGCATTAACAGACCATACTGGATGGTCAGGAGGTGTGGACTTACTAACAATGTCCTTAACATAAATGACATGATCCTCAATGTTCTTTATGGTGTTTACGCTGGTGAGTTTACATTCACCTGTGTTCTTATTTAATACAATGAAGTGTGCCTTCTTCTTACCCAAGGCATGGGCATAGGCACTGATCTGTTCAAGGTAACCAAAGCTATCGTTCTTGATCTCATCATCCTTGAATTTATCGAAGGACCAGTTACTGGCGGTCTTGAAGTCCACCAGTTCACCGTCCACTACAGCATCACAGGCACCTTGTACTCCTGCAATAGACAGACGCTCTTGCTCATGACTAACTTGATGGCCTGCTATTTTAATAACTGCCTTTAGCAAAGCCTCCATCAAATGCCCTTGCATGAAAGTTAAGAATAGTTTATCAGACGGTTCTTCCTGTTCATAGTCATGTGCCTTGTACCACTGCATACGTTCACATTGCCCGATGCTGGAGACTCGTACCTTTCTTGGATCTTTCTCTTCTTTGTAGTGTGTGTATAAAGCAGCACCTACTTCTTCCATAAACTGTTCAACTACTTCGTTGAAGTCTACACCTTCTGCAATATACTTAGTCCGAAGACTGTGATACATATCAGGGATTACATATTCAATATGACTCATATTAATTCCTTACTTCACAAGTAAAACCACAATCTCCCGGCATATCTTTTTTAACATGGCCTCTGTTAGGATCAAGTTGGTCTAAAAAGACAGGACCGTTCTTATCTTTATTCAAAGAATGTCCAAGCATGCGTTCTAATTTAGCCATTCTATCAAAGGCTTCTGGGAAATCCATTCTAATTTTATTCCAATATCCCATACCTCCTTTAACACAGCCGACACAGTTATTGTTGTTGTATCCTAGTTTATACATTACTGGAATTTCTATTCCTAACTCTTTAATTTTATTAATACAATCTTCTTTAGTTATACCGCTATTGATTAAAATAAAATCTTCAATTACTTCATTGTTCGCATCTATAAATCTATCTGCACGATTCTGTTCTTCAAGTGTATAACCAAATACTTGAATATCATCTGGCTTTTGATAAGTCTTACGCATTTCTTTTTTAAGAACCATAGTACATGGAGCACCAGTAGGTCCTTTAATAAACTTACGATTAAGAAATACATTAAATATAGAACCGTCAAACTGTTCGTTGACAATTGTTTTTACTTTAATACCAGTGACTTCTTCAAAATCTTTAAGAAATCTTTTATTGTCTGGGTGCTCTTCTTTAACCTCACAATATACGGCCTCAAGATTATCTCCATATTTTCTCTTAGCTAATATCGTGGCTACAGCACTGGCTGCACCGCAAGAAAACCAAGAAATTACTCTACTCATAATTTATCCTAAGTGTGTAGTACCAGTGATAGTATTATCATATAGACCGTCCGTCTTGGTAATCCTTTCTGAAAGTGTAAGCATGTATTCACGGAGATACCATTCCGCTTTTGCAAGGTCTTTCAGTGGAGTACCCTTGTGATTGTGCCTAGCAATATACTTAATAACATTACCAAGTTCAAAGCCAAGATTCCAATCACGAATAACATCTATGGCTTCAATGGTGTGTTGTTTGTAATGTTCATTCATTGGATAATTCCTTCATGCGATCCAGTAGTTTGTTCAATGGTTCAATCATCATAGCACGACAGCATCCAATGGTGATTGGATGAAACAGATTACCCTCATCACTTTCTTCTTGATAATCCAACATCTCAAAGAATTCACGAACACATTCCTTTAGATCATTCACCGTGTACTTCCTCCATGAATTCCTTGTACTCTACAAAGTTAGAGTAGTATTCAATCACCCGTGCCATGGATGCAAGCAGACGGTTATTATCTACTGCATCCAAAGGCACAACAACGATTGGATTGTATGCAAGATTTGCATATTCCTTCTTCAGGAACTCCAAACAGATTTCTTCTGCAGTATCATCAAACAATTCTACTTCCATCGTAGTATTAATCTTCATTAGTTATCCATCCTATTGCTTTAGTCATAGAATCCACATCATCATGAAATAAACCTAAGGCACGGTTGCAGTTATGGCAAAGCAATCCTCTAACTCTACCGGTTTCATGATCATGATCTACTACCAGCTTAAGTTCGTGATGTTTAGCCATGGTGAATCCTTCGCTTCCACAGATACCACATTTGTGATCCTGTGCTTCAAGCATTTCTTCATATTGTTTATAGTCAATTCCATATTGCCGTTTAAGGTAAGCGTCTGTCTTACCTGCATTGGCACATTCACTTGAACAATAATGATGGCTTGGTGCTTGCGGATTGAACATCGTACCACAGTTACGGCAAGGCTTTTCCTTGAATTGTTTCTGTGGATACTTGTCCGGTGAGGCAGTCATTTTCTTTTGAGATCCCATTAAATACATACACTTACTCCATAAGGTAAATCTAGGATTTAGATTATAACATACTAGTGAGTCTGGGACCAATCGTCCCCGACCTTAAAGTCCCCATCAAGCGGGCAACGAAGGTTAAGTGTAGTCTGTGTCTGTCTGATTGCCTGTACCAATTGGTGTCCTACTGCCTGTGCATCTTCTGCATGGGCTTCAATCTGAAACTCATCATGAATCCAGCCAACTTGCTTGTATCTAAGATTACAGTTGTCGTGGAAGTGAACCATAGCTTGCTTCATTACAATAGCACCGGCAGATTGCAGCAATGTATTTAATGCCGAGTGTGCTGATCTAATGTGCAGCTTGCGTCCATCAAGTCCTTTGAGCCAACCCCGTTGTCTGACCGTATCATCAACTCGTTTGATAAGTCTTGCCAACGCTGGAGTATTGTTAAAAAATCTTTCCTTAAGTGCTCTTCCATCAGCCGTAGTCCCACCCACAATACTTCCGACTTTAGCATCTCCTGCTCCGTAGCATACGGCATAGATAAGAGTTTTTGCTGTGTCTCTACTAGACAATCCAGCAGCGTGTTGATTTTTGGTGTGAATATCTCCGGTGAGAATTTCATTGATATAGTCCTCGTCATCCATATAGTGTGCAAGCATTCTAAGTTCTAATCCACTGGCATCTGCACCAACTAGCTTGCAATCTGACGGGACAATGAACAAAGAACGCATATCTTTACCATACTTACTGTAAGAAGCAGGAACCTGTGCTAGGTTTGGATCGGAATGAGTAGCCCTTCCTGTGATTGCCCCATTGGTGTTGACTCGTCCATGCAGTCTACCATCGTCCTTTAGATTATCAAGCCAATTGTTGAGCATACCAACTCGTTTCTGTAACAATAAGTATTCGTTAATTAACTTAGCTTCTGGAATGTCCACGCCATCCA